ATCCGCTTCTTGCCGTTGGTTTTGTCCTGCTGTTCTGCATACGCGGCGAATTCGTCATCGTACTCTGCCAGAACATCTTCCACGAAGCTGGTGGAAATGGTGTCCCCGTTTTCGGAGGAGATCCCCTCATAGTTCCACCGCCGCCACAGCTTCACCACGGCATCGGCTGCAATTGGTTCCAGCAGGTCGGGAAGTGTCGGTTCCCGCACCCGCAGGCAGATACGCACGCTTGCCAGATCACACAGTTCCTGCAGCTGCTCTGTCTGATCTGTTTTCGGCTCGCCGGCAAGTCGAACCTGCACCCGTTCCAGCAGCCCCATTATTCCGCAGAAATGGTGCCTACCACAACGCCGTCCAGACGCTCTGCGTACAGGGTAGGAGCCGTCAGAATGATCGTTTCGTAGTTGGTGCGGCTGTAGTCTGCGGCGTGTGTGATGCCCACCAGACCGGTTTCATCGGTGGTGAAGTGGAACGCCTTGCTGATCTCGCCGCCGGAAATGGACGGGTATGCCAGATTGATATTATCCGAAACAGTGGCATAGATCTTGCCCTTGGGCACGCTGGCGTTTGTCATCATGGATACGTCCAGAAACGCCTTGAAATAGGTCATGCCGAACGCGTTCTGTGTGGTGATGTCCGAACTGCCCAGATAAGCCGAAACGTCCATCGGGTTTGCCAGAACGATGACCTTTCCGGCACCGTCGTCCTCGAACAGCACCTGCAGCTTCGCCCATGCATCTGCCACAACCGCCTGCATGGTGTTTCCGGCAGCCGTGCCGGTACCGGTGGCAAGGAAAGCAGCAAAGTCTGTGCGAATGTTGCTCTGGATCTTCCGCAGCAGGGCGGTGTCCGCCTCTTGTACTGCCTGATCGAATCCGCTCCGCTGGATCGCTTCCAAAGTCACTGCCCTGCGGTACTTCTTGTATGCCAGTTCATAGGTCTTGTCCAGCGTCTTTTCCACCTTGGACAGCGGGATCAGATCACCCTCCGCCACGTTGCCGTCTGCCAGTGTGACGCTGCTCTTGTAGGTCTTGATCGTGGAGCCCTCCGAGAGCCCCTGCCGTCTGGTGATGCCCAGCATCTCCTGCAGCTTCTTAATACCGCCGGTAAAGCGGTTCACGAAATCAATGGACTGTGCTTTCGCAAAGTCGGTGGTCAAGTTGGTGTTTTCCTGTACTGCCATGTTCTTTCTCCTTTCGTCACTGGAACAGGTCTATATTCTTTCGAATGGCATCGATACGCTGTTCTGCGTCCGAGATCGCGAAGATCTGTTCCTTGGTCATTTTTCCCGCCGGTACGCCGGTTCGCGGCGTGTCGGATTTCAGGCGTTCCTTGACAGCGGCTTCCACTGCATCGGTAAACATCTTTGCAAAATCCTCCACGTTTTTCTTGGTGGTTTCCGCATCTTCCGTCACAATGGCACAGATCAGCCCGTCTGCGGCGTGGATATGTTTTTCCGCCAGCATCGACCGTGCGGCCGCCTGCATCTGGGACAGGTTCATCTGCTTTTGCAGCTGTTCCAGCTGGTTCTTGTAGCTGTCCCGTTCGTATTCCAGCCGCTGTGTGCCGTTCATGCCTGCCAGCTTTTCCGCTTCGGTCTGCTGTGCCTGCTGTTGCTGTGCGAAGTCCCGCAGGGCACTCTGCACCAGTGCGGCAACGGCTTCTGCGGTCATTTCTCCCTGCGGTTCGGCTTGCTGCCCTTGACCGGCGGCGTTTTCTGCGGAACCTTTTGCGGCTTCGGATTCGCTGCCGGCGGTTGCTCCGGCGGCTGTAGTGTCGATATTCGGATTTCCCTCATCATGCACTTGGTTTCACCTCCTTCAGGTACGCATCAAACGACTGATGCAGTGTTTCCGGCGTGTGTGCCGTTTCGGTGCGTGTCAGCTCCTCGCCTGCATCGTTTTTCAGAATCAGACACGGAATGTGCTGCACGTGATTCTGCCGTGCCATGTCGTTGCCGCCGTACACATCATCACAGCGGAACGTATACAGCGGCACGCCCACCTCTGCGGCATACTGCTCTGCCGCTTTCTGCGTCGATGTGCAGGGCGGGCAGAATGTACCGTGAAAAAACAGCATCTGCATGTTCCCTCGCTCCTTTCGTGATTTGGGTATAAAAATAGCACCTGATTGCTCAGATGCTGATTTTACAAATAAGAACGCCGTACCCGCTGGCTGAATTGTTCTTGTTTTCCGCCCTCCGCCAGTTTTTGCCCGTGGTCGGGGCGGTGGTTACAGTTCGATGCCCTCGATCGCTGCACGTGCTTCCAGACTGGCGATATAATCTGCCATCGCTCTGATCTGGAAATTATAGACACCTCTCGGACAGGTCGGCGTGAAATTCAGCTTTCCAGTGTCCCATTTGTCCAGCATTGCTTTCAGCTTCTCGTACCGGATGCACACTTGCATATACTCCGCCTTAAAACGTTCCTTATAGTCGTCACTGCACATCAGCGATACTGTGTCTTTCAACTCTGTTGCTCTGTATGTTCCCATGTTTTTTCTCCTTTCAACATGAAAAAAGCACCTCGTTTGAGATGCTTTTTGTGGTATTCGGTTTTACTTCTCAAAATACTGCACATTTTGAGAAGCTTTGAAAATATTTTTACGGCATAATTGTAGATGCCACAGCAGTTACAAGGGCTTCAAATCCAGTGCCTAAAACCGGCTTGATCTTGGAAAGCACGGATTCATCTTTCAAAAAGTCACGCCCTTTTTTGGTGATCTTGATATTCCCAACTTGCAGCACCTGTTCCATGTCTTTTGCACCAACAAAACGCAAGCCGTCAACATACTCGTCTTCGATCAACTCCTGCATGATCGCAAGCCAGTATGCCTTTGGAATGTCAAACATCTTACAATTCCACATGATGTCTGCCAAATCCGGCGTTTTCCCAGTCTTCATGCACTCGTACAAGTACCGGAGGATTTTGTACATGATAACTTCCATGTCGTTTTTTGCCACGGTATCATCTCCAAAAAAAATCTTTTTGTCCTATTTCACTTAGCTTTTTAACACGGCTGAAGCTCAATATCCTCATAAATTTCCGACAACGACTTGCCTGCTACAAATGGCAGTGTAAAAACCTCATCTTCCGTTGTTACGTCGTATTCATCTGTTCCGTATCGGAGGTGGTATACCCTCTTTTCCAGCTCTGTGTTATAGCAGCAATCGACGTATCCGTCTTTTCCCATGTAGGAGAAATCAAGGCTGAGTGCGTTTCTTAGGCTATCTTTGATTTCGGTTAAGCTTTTCATAATATATCGCTATTCTCCCTTCGCTCTGTTTCTGTAAGCTCTCTTGCATCTTTTCGCTGCAACTCTCCTGTGTTGTCGATAACGTAATCATGTGCGTGTTCTCCGTAGACTCCCTTGTCTTCTTCTGGCACGTTGCCATGTCCGTTGTTGCTGATTTGCAAAAATTGATTTCCATTTGCATCGTAGTAGTTTCGGTTCACTCCGCCTCTTTTGTTCACGGTCTGTGTGATACTGTTTGGCTCCCCGTATAAAGACGTAGTAGTAACAATCTCGACTTCTTTCCCAGAAGCGGTTTTTGCAGTTTTGTCAAGGATTGCACCGCTTGCATCTCGGTGCAATTGGGAAAGCACTCTGTCGCAAACAGTTTTTGCCTTTTTAGAACGTTCCGCACGTTCCGCAGTACTGTATTTTGATTTGTACTTGCCTTTCTTTTTTATTATACCACTACCCTGCGAATCTGTCAACAAGATCGCGTCCGGTTTTTCACGGGAGGCAGCTTCTTTTTGCTTGCTCTCCCGCAAAAATGCCAAGCTTGGAATCACCGGATCAAAAAAGCACCGGCACCATGGGTGCATGGGCGGGAAATTCGTCCCCGGCATACGCTGGGAGATCGGAAACCGTTCCCCGCTCAGCCCACGGCAGATGTCACAGGTTTCCGCATCACCGGTGCACACAAATTCGTATTCCGTGACCGCTGCTTCCCGTTCAAACACCTGCATGGCTGCCTCGTTGGAAAGATACGTGTCCTCCGTAAAGGTCAGCCGTTCCGCGTTCTTCTGGGAAACTTTCACGAACTTCGTCCGAATCTGCCGTGCCAGCTGGTGGTAATCGTCCCCGCGGATTACACCGTTCACGAACTGCGTGTGCAGGGTGTTTCCAAGCTTCTTCCGGTTGTCCCAGATACGCTCCGAGAAGTCCTTGCCGTCACACCACTTGTTCCCCACCGCGGCACGAATGACATCACTGTCCAGCCGGCAGAAGCTGCTGCCCAGTCCCAGAAAAGAAGCCGCCCCGTTGGCGTACCGCAGAGCCTGATGCTGAAAAAACGCCAACGCCTGCTGTTGCTCATAGGCTCCCATATGCAGCTGCTGCATGGCAATGGACTGCCGCAGTCCCTCCAGCCGGTTCAGCTTGTAGATCGATTTCCGCACCGGCACAAGGTCGGCATACGCCGGATACTTTTTCACAAACTCGTCCAGCTGTTCGATCAGCAGCAGCTTGTCCTCGTCCGGCAGCGTTTCCAGCAGATTCCGGTACGACAAAACGCCGTTGATGCTGTACTTGGTGTAGTACGCCGCAATTTCCTTGTCCAGCCGTGCCGCTTCTCTCTCATAGTACGCCGCCAGCTTGCTGTACAGCCGCTTTTCGTCTTTGCCTAGGGTTTCATCATACTGTACTTTCCGGTCGTGCCAGTACGCCGGAGAGGACTTATTCGGCATCGGCAGTCACCTCTGTGCCGGCACTGCGTTCCGCCTTGTAGCTGTCCTCCGGAATCGTGCCATTTTCCGCTTCGATTTTTTGCAGCTCCGTCTGCGGATCGTCCACCGCAGAGATCACGGAAAGCTGGGTTTCGCGGGAAGTGATGCCAGCCATTTGTGCGGCTGCCTGTACTTCCTCCAGCAGGTTCTTCGGCAGATTCTCTGTAAACCGGTACGTGATCGCTTTCCATGCGTCTGCTGGCATTCTGGAAGCCGGAGAAGCCGCGACCAGCTGCCAACGCCGGTTCATGCCGCTGGAAAACTTTCTCGCTTTCCCCGCTGCAAGATCCCGCATGGGCTGTAATTTATACGCCAGTGCCGTGCCGGAGCTGCCGCCGAAGTCCTCGTCTGAAATATTCGCCACCATGGACTGGGTGTAGATCTGATCTTCCAG